TAATGACAATTTTGAGTCCAACAAGCGATTTATTGAAACAGTTGCGGAATTAAGGGAATATAATCGGATATGACGAATTCTTGCATCAGCAGAATATAAAGCAGACAACAATTTGTTCTTACCACAAATTTATGAAAACTTATATTCATGATGCTATCAAACATGAACTCATATCAGCAGATCCTTACATCGGAATAAAAATAGTCAAAGGTGAGAGCGAGATAGGTAGATTTCTGTCAGAAAAAGAATTTCAAGCACTCAAGGCTGCAGAACTGCCGACAGAAAGTCTTAAAAAAGTAAGAGACTTGTTTGTAATACAATGCCTTACAGGATTGTCCTTTTCAGATTTAATGAACTTTGACTTTTCCAGAATAGAGGAAATTGATGGACACCATTACATTAATGCAAAGCGAAATAAAACCGGAATAGAATATTGTGCAGTGCTATTGCCTGATGTGATGGAAATTGTGAAACGATATGGTGACAATCTGCCAAAATTTTCCATTCAACAATATAATATGAGATTGAAACTTATTGCTGATTATGCCGGGATAAATAAAGATATTGCAAGCCACTGGGGTAGAAGGACCTGCGGGATGTTACTTTTAAATAGAGGCGTCAGCATGGAAGTCGTATCAAAAGTTTTGGGGCATTCTAGCATAAGAACTACTGAAAGCGTATATGCTAAATTACTTCCTAAAACTATCGTCAGAGAGATTACGGATAAAGTTCAATAAAATCAGGGCTGTGTAGCAATACTATTACACAGCCCTTTTATAGCTTACTTTTTTAGTTTGTATACCATACATCCCATTACAATCAAGACTATTATAATGATAATGCTTATAGCCCATCCTCCAACATTCAATTTAAGCTGTTCCCATTTACTCAGTTTGCATTCAACAGGGTAGGGGACATTTATTGTATCTGAACGCAATATGGCCACCGTGTCATATTTTACCTTGTCACGATAGACGTACTTCCAAACGACCTTATCCTGATATATGGTATCTCCAGCTATCCATCTGTTGACGAATACGCTGTCTCGTTGATATATGCTGTCACGCTGGTATCTGTCGACATAAATACTGTCGGTTCTAACAGTCTCCACAGGCACATACTGAACAGATTTGCATCCTGCCAACGAACTCAATATGATGTAGGGGATAATGAGATATAACAACCTTTTAACCATTCCCATAACTATATACCTTTATATTCTGTTATGGCATCAAAGCAAGGACATTCCTTTATCCTCTCCCATGAGTCAACCTTGCCGTTATGATTGGTGTCAGGGCTGATATCCCTGTGACCGAGTATCTGAGCCTTCGGGTAACGGCCCCTCAACTCCTTAAGCAGCTTTACAAGGCTTGCCTTCTGGGCTTCCGTCCTGTTGTCCACCGCCTTGCCATTTGCGTCTATACCACCCATGTAAGCAATATTGATTGATGTCGAGTTGTAGCCCTGTACTCCGTTGCTCACTTTTTCCTCTCCGAGCATCTGTTTTATCGTGCCATCAGGCATGACCACATAATGGTAGCCGGGGTTCTTCCAGCCTTTGTTCTTAAACTCTTTTCTCAAATCCTCTATTGTCTGCTTCTGACTTCCTGCAGTACAATGTACAAAAATTCTTTTAATGCTTCTCATAACTTTACTTTTTATCTATTTCATCAAAACCGGCTTCCAAGGCTTCACCTATGTCTTTGTTCTTGCGCTTTGCGAAAGCAACGACAAACGCCCTGAAAAAGCCCTTAATACTCTTTTCTTCAATCCTTACCCCATGAAGCCAAAAGAAATGACCAAAGAAAGACTTTGCTTCACAACCAACAGCAATACAAGTGGCTACAAAACCACCCATCATGTAATCAACGCCGATAGGCTTAAGGAGAGCCATTCCTATAAACGATCCAATACTCACCCACATTATGTAGTCCATCAGCTTATTGATTGACCTTCTGATAGCCCTTGACGTGCGCCACTTATACTGCGACATCACTATCTTGTCTCCCTTTTTCTTGGCCATATTGAACCTCTTGCTGCTTTCGCCCCAACCATAGCGGAAGTCAGCTAATACACATAAAACCAGCGTCGCCAAAAACCAGCGTGCATCATATATCACGGCAACAAGCTCGTTGCCCATCATGGCGAACGTAAACATTCTGGTGCCGCTGTTCATATAAATATCTTGTTCAAACATATCAGTAAATTTATTTAGATATTAAATTATAACTTCCTCAATCGCAGCAATCTGGCCCAGTGTCCAGTCGTTGCTGGCAACAAGTTTTCCGAATACATGCTCTTTGAGCGGTTCATAATCCAGTTCGTTCTCTTTCAGGCCCTCGTCCTTCAGACATTCGGAAATCTTGTTGTTGTAGTCGTTAAAGTATCTGTTTATCTCAATACGCTCAGACTCACTCAGAGTTGTCTTTTCGCCCTCCGCCTGCCACTGTTGTGCCTTCTCCAGCATATAGTCGTGATTATCGCCTTTCAGTTTGTCTTTGGCAACTTTTTTAAAGTCTTCAAAATTCGTTACTACCGGTTTCAAGGCACGGATAATCTTAATCATTTTGAACTTGTCGCAGTCCTCCATCTTTGTGAGTTTTGCGTCACTTATGAGGTTATAGACGCTCAGGATTTTCTCTGTTGTTATCTTTTTCATGATTTTGTTTATAAAGTTTTGATTAAATTATTTTTATCTTGACATACAAATTATAGTTTGTATTATTGTTCCACACTCACGGGTGTCCCGTTATTGGTAAGATCAATTCGTGTATATTGAGATGAAGGCGAAATCATTACGGTTACATCCAATATATTATCAGAAACAGCGCCTTCGAGGTTAGCATCCGCGTTGTTATATTCTACATTCTGGATTATCGGCATACCTCGCATCCATTGTATGTTGCTTTCTCTGTTAGCGTCTTCCTCTGTGGGATAGGCCGGGAATGTGATATAGTTAAATTTATCTCCAAGTATCAATGTCTTGTTTGATGTGCCGATCATTCCTGCACCCTCATTGTATGCCAAGGCGTAGACGAGATTTATCTCTGTCAGTTGTCCTGTATTGCTGTCCTTTACCTTGCCCTTCTGTACGATTGTGGCACGTAAAGAATCATACGCAGTGCTTCCGCTTGTGAGTTTAACGGTAACTTTTGAGTCCGGGTTTGAAATTTGTTCAACAGTCTTTCGGAAAGAGAAAATGTTTCCGTCGCTGTCTTTGTAGTACCATGTCTTGCCCCAATCAAGGATGTTTTCTGCTTCCAGGACATACGTAAATGTACCCGTGAAAATCTTGATATTATGGCCATATCCTTTATATCTCCTGTAGATGTGCATATTGGGAGTAAGAAGGGCACTGTATTTTGGCATGTTCTCCCAGTTTGTCTCCCCTGCTGATGTAGAAAGAAACAGGTACACATCTATCGTGTCTGACTCTGATATAGTCTGGCCGGCGCCTCCGTTCTCAATAGATGAACCGTTGTTAATGACAACAGGTATAGCCCAGCTATCTCCATCATTAGCGCTCAAAGCAACGGTACTAACGTATGCTGATGTTATTCCGCGGGTAATATTCTTGATGATTATGCCTATATATACTGCACTTAGATGCAGTATGTCGCAAATGTCCGACAAGTCAAGTTCGCCTTGCTCTCTGTCCGGCATGTCAACCCCAAAATAGGTGAAGGTGTCAGCGGTAAGCTCTAAAGGAAGATTTGCCGTGAACGGCGGTCTTGCGTCATGCCTGTAACCTACGAAGTCTGTCAGCCTGAAAGGGAAGTCAGGATATGCCGCACTGGCACCTTTGCCTGTCGGACCATTATATCTCCACACAGCCTCGCTATTCTGGTTGCCGTTACTTCCCATATCTGCAAGTTCACTTATGACTGGGACCGTGTATGCCGGCTGGTCTCCGTCGCCATACCACCAAGGCTTATGCGTGCTTGATTGCGGGGTGCCGTTCCAGTCCGAAGAACCTTTTAAGGTGTCTTCCGGGAACATAGCACGCAACGGCACGGGTTTGTATTTAGCCCACATGTTGATGTTTGCATGCGTGCAAAGAGTGCCCACGTCATTTGATGCCGAGCCAAGGACAGAGCCGACATCCCTTGTGTTGAGCGGGGCAGATACTATGTTTCCTTCAATTATTCCCATTTTATTCCGTAATTCATTTCCAACTCCACGTTTTCTCAATCTCCGCCAGCCTTTTCTCCAGTGCGGCGATCACCTTTCTCTGCCTCTGCAGTTCCAGCATAATCAAAGCGGTATAATCTACAGCTTTGTATCCATTGGCATCCTCTACAACAAGATTCTCAAGTCCAACTTTTTCTAAGTCTTGAGCTATGACGCCATAAGATTTTGTTTTTTCTTCATCGGATTTATAATTAAATTCAAAAAAATCAATATCCCTAATTTTGTCTATATCTTCTGATATAGATTTAATGTTTTCTTTAAGTCTTATATCTGAACTATTGGCGTGAGATTTTGCTGTTACTGTTCCTGCAAACATTGCATTACCATTAGCATATATACCAAACTTAGCCCCTGATGCCGTATTATGCAATATTCCTCCTGCACAAAAGATTGCATAATAACCAGCATTATCTGTTTGTGTATAATTACCGACAACTAAACTATCCTGTAAAGCAAGTCCTTTATCAAAGGCAGCTCCTCTTAACGCAACTTGCCCATTTTTATTTATTTGTAAACCATTAATATCCAGGATTCCACTACTGCTTTCTATAATACGTGATGTATAATCAGCAGTACTATTGCCATAGTGGAAATCAATAAATGGTGTTGGTGCATATAATTCAACACCTTGGCCTTTTGTTTGTAATGTGCCACTAACAATCACTCCTGAATTAAACGTTGTAGAACCACTTACTGTTCCCCCACTTAATGGTAAATAAGTCTTTCCATTATGAGCAGAATATAGGCTACTTAATTGTCCCGCTTGAGTTTTTGTCATATAGCCATTTCTTGCAGAAGTGGCATCAAGCATAGTGACTTGTATGGTTTGAATTTTGGGCCTACTTGAATTTATGGGGTCGGTAGAAGTCACGTATGTCGCAACCAGTGGGGATACAAATTGAAATCCTACTTTGTTGCTAGTAATATTAATGTCGTGACTAACAGTATTGCTTGGAGATGTTACCGATGAACTTTTATTAAAGAATATATGCTTTAGAGTCGTATCTCCGTCTACAGAGTAGTCTGTTTCTTCCAGATAGCTCCCATTCCATATATATGTCTTTTTTAATTCTTCATCATAATATATGACTCCTGTTTTAGGGGTGATTCCGTTTGTGCCATCCTGGCTGCCAAAAGATGAAGAGGCCTTATATGCTTCTTCTGATGTCTGAGCCCAAGCAGCTTGACAACTTGTGTATACAGATGTTGATGCATTAGTGGCAACGAATCGTTTTTTACTCTTATCATAAACAACTTGCTTAGGATTTATAAGAGAAGTACCAACAGAAGCCATGGTCGTGCTTGATACCTGTTTTGTGAAGTATATAACTTCCTTCGACCTGTACAATAGCTGATCCTCTTCTATAAAACCGTTTTTATCAAGTCCGGCAAAACCATTATTAGCCCCTTTTAAACTTTTCAGTTTATCCAGAAAGTGTGAAAGTCCTGTTAAATCTAAAAATTTCATAGGCAAGTTTTTAATGAAAGTGGAGCATTCTATTTTGATACCCTGCTTAAGGGTTGTTATGAGAATAGACTGTCTATTTCTGACTCAGAGATAGATCCGTAAGTCGTGTTGTTGTCTGTCCATGGGACATTAACGAACATAGCACCGTCACTACTCATTTGCACGTGATAATATTTGCCTGATGTAGTCGTTGCTGTATTTATTGTAGGCTTTGTAATAACGGATGCAGGCTTAACAAGACCGGCCTTAGATGCCGTTGCGATACCATATGTAGTGTCCTGTGCAGGTATTCCAAGTGCGGTTATATCATTTTTTGTAACTGCAGTTCCTTTTGTTACGTGTCCTTCTGAATTGGTTGTTATCTTATATAGCTTTTCTGTACTTAAAGCCACACCCTTTGCCTGCGCATGGTTATAAGCTATCTTACCATAGTCACCCCTAAAAGCTGTACTTGATGTTTCTCCGAGTGCTAAGTCAGAACCTGAAGCTACCAGTTTTGCGGATGAACCGGCATATCTGTAGTTCTTGGCATTTCCCAGATTGACATATATCACTCCGTCTTTAGGAGTAACCCCTTGACCCTGCACAGGAGTTCCATAATCGGTATAAACTCTAATTTTGTCTGTTTCTCCCCACGCTGAATAATATTCGGGACTTCCCAAACCGCCCTCTGGGGTTGTTGATGCAACAAATTTATCCTTATCACGCAAATAAACTATTGATGTAGGTTTACCTGTTGATGCCTGTTTAATCGTTATGCTGGCACTATTTGCAATCTCTGTTTCGAACTCTAAGGCATCATCCATGAACATAGGCAGCTGAGATGAAGGAACTTTTCCGTTTTCATTAAGCGTGGCTACACCATTCTTAACCCCCATCTCACTGCGCTTGACCTGAGCGTCATTTGTCACATTGCCAAGTATGGTAGGATTGCTGCTTATCTTCTGCCCGTTAATTGTATAATTACCTACTGTTGTTTTTGCTGCACTTACAGCACCGTCTACATAAGCCTTTACTTTACTCCAAAAATGGGTTAAGCCTGTCAAGTCTAAAAATTTTGCCATAATAACTTTTTTAATTAAAAATATTACTAATATCTGTTTCTGATGCTGCATTGTATGCAGTACCGTCTATTGCCCATACGCCGATAGCGTTCTGAACATCATCTATGTCATTGTCTCTGATTCCTTTTATACGCGCCATGCCGTTCTCACCGGCCTTTGATCCTATTACAAGGCACCATTTACTCCATGTTCCTTTCTCCGTTACGGCATTTGGAGCGTTAAAGTTGTAATACCTGTAATAAACATATATCCTGTCGTCCTGATGGGTGTTGCTGTCAACATCCATCAGCATATTCGTTATAAACAACTGATTTGTGCCATGGCTCATAATGTCGTTGCTCACTAATAAAGTGCCGACACTATGGCCGCTAGAATATACATCAAATACTCCTGATTTTCCTGTGCCGTTTATCCGGCAGTTGTCCATATCGGAAAACTCTATTCTCATCCTGTCCAGCAGGTCTTTACCAAGATAAGCTGACAGGGCAGTATTCTTTGCCGTTGAATCATCATATTTATTCCAGTCCTGTAGAAGGTCGAAAGAAGAGCTGCCGGAGCTGCCGCTGGAATTCATGCCGAGTGCTGATACGAAAGACTCCGAGTAGAATCCTTTGGCGTTAGCGACAAACACATTGCCTTCAGTGTCTTTCTTAAACCAGTTTGCCATCTCTGCGGCAAACTTGCTCCCGAAATCATTTATGTTCAGTTTCTTGTCCAATTCTCCTTGCAGGCCGCTGATCTTGGATATGTCGAGCATAGGGATATCTCCTGCACTCAATGTGGCATGGCCGGTTACGCGACCGTACTTGTCTACTACTACCTTTGTGTATGTACCTTCAGTCCCTACTGTTGCAAGAGTCAGTGTGATATCCGCCGACAGTCTGCCGCCACCGGTAAGTCCGGCTCCGGCATTAATCCTCAAATTTTTGTCTGCCTTTACCTCAAGTAATTCAGCAAGTGTGGACGTCTGCGTCTGTCCTGCAAGAAATGCTTCCAGTTCCTTCCACCGGTTTATAATGTTGTCAGTGTCCGTACCCTCAAGAAAATCATTTACCTTCGTCGTAACGGCATCTGCCTTTTTAGAAACTTCAGCAAGGGCTGTTGTAGTGGCGTAACCGCTAAGATCTATGTTCCCCTTCGTGAATGTAAGGGTGCCGCCGTCGCTACTTTCTTCCACATTAACAACGACATTTCCAGAGCCTGATATGGTAATCTTGTGTCCTTTTTGTCCTTCTTCAAGCGAGATAACACGGTCTAACAGGTCTTTGCCTAAAAAAGCTGACAGAGCCATGCTTTTAGCTGTTGAGTCAACATATTTATCCCAGTCCTGTAGAAGGTCGAATGAGCCTGTGCCTGAAGAATCTTCTGATGTATTGGTCCCTAAAGCAGAAATGTACCCGGAACTCCATACATTATATTTTGATTTTATTGTTTTTCTCTTGTCACCATTATTGTCTGTACTCCAATGGCTTTCATCATTGTCAAATTCCCATATATTTTTTATTGCGGCAAAACCTTCAATCATTTCACGCTGTGCGTTAGCGTAAGCGTTGGAAAGAGATGTGGAGAGTTCGTTGAATGCCTTTATGATATCAATATTCTGATTTACATTTGCAACTTCTTCTTTAAGTTCCTGAGTATTACCCTTAATATGCTCATTGCCAATTCTTATGGTCTGTTCATATTGGAAGTCCAGATGTTTCTCGACCATTAGGATACGGCTATTCAAAATATTGTCTCCATTGTAAAAATTTACTTCTTGACCAAGATGAGTGTCATAACTATGTTCATAGAAGCTTTCAGGATAACTTTCCACTTCATATGAATTATTGTCCTTACTTGCATCTGAAATTGCTTTATCCAGTTCTTTTTCAAGTTCATTCTGAGCAGAAGAAACATATTCGGAGGGCATTATTATGTTGAAAAGAATTATCTGGTCTCCGTTTTGTGGTATTATATACGATATGCCTGGTATTATATTTCCAGTGCTTTCATCTATAATTATTTCATAATCTCCTGTTTTAATTTCGAAAGTAGTTACATCAGCTTCGTCATTTTTCTTTTCTGGCTTATCGTAGTATTTAAGTTCGAAATCTCGTCCTGCGAGTTGCCCGCTTTCAAATGAAACCGATAAATTTTTACCATCAATTATGCTCTCTTTGTCAAAAATGAAGTTTTCAATTTGAAAATACCATATAGCGTACTGTTCATAAACAGGTTCGTCGTCAGTTCCTCCAATCTTTATTTTATTGCCATTATTGTCAAGACGATATTTTAGTCTGGCTCTTACATCAGATATCGTTAATTTGGATGAAGGAAAAATCTTATCGAAAAACAATGTCTTTATGAAGATTTCTCCAGGCATAAGGTCTGAAGTAAATACTCCATTTTCAAAATGTCCTTTTATATCCTTGAAGCCTCCGGGATATTTTGTTGGGTCAAGACCAAGGCGTTTGTTGGCAATATGGTTTGTTGCTTGACCGCTGTCATATTCTTGTGTAATGTTTCGTGTGGATCCAAAGGCATAAAAGCGTGTATAGTAACCGTCTTTGCTTTCGCTTACAGACGGCACGCTGACGTTTTCACCTACAATTAACTTTAGAGGTGTTCCATATTTGCATTCAGAGAGATAAATGGTATTTGTTTTTTTGTCAGTCCACCATTCTGTCTCGCATTCTTCGGCGATATTATTAAGATTAGAGAAAATGGAGGTTGACTGTGACGATATTGTAATTGTAGCCGGAAGACTTTCTGACAGTTGTATGGTCCAGTCTTCTCCTGTTTCATTCTTGATGGCCTGTTTTACCATGTACATTGCATCTGCAGGAGAGCCTGTAAAGTCCCAGTCCATTTCTCGGCTTTTAATCGTCAATCCGTCACTTTCATATGTATATAAAGGTACGGGAATTTTGTCCCAGATCATTATTCTGGAATGGAATTGTGGCGTGTATTTATATTCAGCTTCATTCTCACGCAAAGGTAGATATGGCTCAATAAGTGAGTATTTCTCATCTTGATATATAATATATGCTCCTGCAGGCAATACTATAGTCTTGTCATCATTCCATGACAATTGTATATAGTCTGAGGTCATCAGTTCTTCATGGCTTACAGCATCTTTTGTTATAAGCACAGAACAGATAACATCTCCAGATATTCCGTATATATCAATTTTTGCATCCATATCGGTTCAAAGTTCGTTAAAGAAAAATGGAAGTTCTAATTTTTAGAACTTCCATTTGAAACAAGAAGGGAAATGTTTGTTATTCGCTTCTGTCTGTCGGGTTTGGCTCGCAGAATTTGCTCGAAACCTTACCAAAACAACGAGCTAAGTTCATTCCGTAAGATAAACTTTTCCCTAAGTAAACCAGCTTGTAAACTTCATTTCCAAGAGAAGGAACATTGATTTTTACGGTTCCCTTTTCCAGTTCAGCCTGAAAGGCTTTCTTCTTTGCCCGATAATCACTTTCAGAAGAGCCTTCAATGGTGAACTGCAGGGCTATTTCTCGTGATGCAACACGTGCATTGTCTGTTATCATCCTTTTGCCGTGTTCAATACGGCTTTCATTTTCAATGTAGTCTTTCATCTCATTGAAGCCATCAATAGCATCGAGGAAGCCGTCTCCCATTCGTACACCCCAGGTAATAAATGCATCTTTTCCGTTAATTATTAAATCTCCTGTCATAATCTTGATGTATTTCGTTTCACTTCAGCGATGTCTGCTTTAATATCTTTTAGATATTTAGCCGAATATCCTGTATTTTCACGTATTTCTTGTAATTCCAAATATGAGTTGGCCAATATGGTTCTTGTTTCATCGGCTATATTATAAATTCCAACAGCTTGTGCTGTTAATGCACTTATATTACCTCTCAATTCTGTAATAGCAACTGTCTGTTGTTGTTCTGATGTCTCAATACGCAAATTCGATTCATATAAAGCAGTGAACCTGCCATTTAATTCATCGGCAGCATTTTGAGACATTGTTTCAAATCCTTTTGAAGATGCAGACTGTTGTTCTTCGCTTCCTCCCTTGTATCCGGTTATATCTGCTATGCTGTCACGCATTGATAGTGCCTCATCTACCATATCTTCCCATCTATCCTTCAATTCGTTCATTTGGTCATCTGTAAGGTTTCCATTTTGCCCACTCATCATTTGCGCCCAGTCGTCATACCATTTTTTCAAGTCTTCATCAAATACGTCTCCAAGCTGGTAGTTCAGCAAAGACTTCATCATGTATTCTCCAAAGTCGTCAGCAAAGTCTTGTGCATCTGCATCCATATCAAGCAGTGTGTTCATAAAACTGTCTCTCAGGCTGTCAAATGACACTTGCGTGAGATTTTCATTTATTTGTTCGGTCAGATTTTCTAGCTGGCCGGCAAGATCTGCATAGTTTTCCCAATATTCAGACTTGTCATATTTGCCGATGTCGGTTATTTCATTCCATATTTCACGATTGTAGTCTCGTATATATGCCATCTGTTCTGGCGTCAGTTTGAACATGTCCTCATATGAATTAACTGAACTGATACTGTAGTTTGCGTTAGGGTTTGTTTTTAACCATTCGATAAGGCTTTTATTTATGCTGTCATATATTCGAGAACTTGTGGCCGCATTACCATCTATCGCCTCACCCCAGTAGTATGCGTTTGAATGGTGTGCTCCTGTGTAAGACATTTGCGCTTTCAGTATTTCAAGAGTCTGACGATTCAGTTGTTCTTGTGCATCTTTTGCTTGTTCGTAGTTTTTTATGGCTTCACCTCCTGCGCTTTCGTCCATTTTGTCTTTTAGACGGTCTATGCTATCACGAAGTCTGTCATTGCTGTCAGTCAATTTCTCTGTAAGTTCTGTAACATATTCAACGTTTCCTTTACCTATTCCCAGGCCTAAGATATTGTTGAATCCGCTTAGTATTCCCTTGACGGCACCTATACCATTAGATAATGCTCCGACAAAATTGCCGCTCATAGCATCTTTTATGAAGTTTGATGCAGACTGAGATGCATTAGCCAAATCGCTTATACCTTTGCCAAAATCACTACTCATATCAACACCCAATTGACTGAATAGGTCGGGGAGTGATTGAATGTTTGAATTAATTAGCGACATTATGTCACTTATGGCCTGTAGCTTATTGCCGAAACTGGTAAGGAAATTGTTGAGTTTTGTTCTTGCTCCGTATTCATCATTTTGTGCCTTTACCAATTTCTGGGTTGTGGTTGTCAGTTTACGTTCACTGCCAGCTATATCATCAAATGATTTCTTTACATTTTTATAAATATCGCTGTCTTCACCAAATAAACCGCCAATTTGTGATAGTATGTTGTCAAAGTTGGAAGTAATTATATCTTTTGCCCCGACACTTATTCCTGATGTCTGCAAATATCCTGCTACGCTTTCTCTTTGTTGGTTTAGGCTATTCTGCATTTCCATCATTTCGTGCATCAACGAATTAACGGTACGCTCAGCCTCTGCCACTTCCATCTCTATTTCTTTGCGTCTCTGTGTCATGGGCAGTATTAGCCCAAGTGTGTTCTTAACCTCATCGTTTTTTTCAACGATTGCAGTATTTATCTTATCTATCTGTTCTACGGCAGTTTTGTATTCTTCAAGTCCGAGATTTCCGTCTGAAAGCATGTTCCTTAGCTGCTGACGTATTCTTTCGAGTTGGCTGATTGTCATATCTCCGAGGTTACCGAATACATCTTCCCAGTTCATGTTTCCTTTTATCTGTTCAAAATCAAGCTTAGACAGTGCATCATCCATTGATGCTTGTAACGAAAGGCGTTCACCTTCGCTTTGAGCCTTGTTGATCTTGTCTGAATATTCCTGAGATATTGCTAGGCGTTTCTGTTGATATGTGCCATAGTTCTTGAGGTATTCGTTTAGTGCTTCTTTTTGAGCATTAACCTCATTTTGGATTTGACTTTTTTCAGTATATTCTTTTAACAAGTCATAAGATGAACTGTCTACCGTGATATTGGAAGAGTCGAAACTGCGTTTTTTATACTTGGGATTTTGTTTAGCTCTAAGATCTTCTTTTGCATCGAAGATTTCTTTCTGTCTTTGAATTTCTTTTTGGATATATTCTTCTTTAGCCCGGTCTATTGCTTCCAGTTCCTTTTTATTATCATATTCTCTTTGTGCAATAGTCTTATCACTGCCGTCAGCCATAGCGTTTATCCGGGCTTGCTCAACCTGATTTTCCAATTCTTCCGCTTCTTTCGCGCGTTCTATAGCTTGTTTACGCTCTATTTCCGAGATTTTATTCTCTTGTTGGATTTTTGAATTGTACGATGTTATTGATGTGTTGTTCCTCTTATTATCGTATTCAGCTGAATATGGCTTTAGCTTGTTCTCGACAGATGTAATCTTTCTGCGAAGTTCCATTCCTTTTTTACCCGCGGCTTCTTTTGAAGAAAGAGCATCAAGTTGTCCCTGTAATTCTTTTTTCTGCTTTTCCCAATAAGATTTATTATCTACTTCTTCCTTATTCGATACCTTTGTATCTGAACTTGCGTCAGAGAATATAGCTTCAGCTGCTTTATAGGAATCTCTCAGATTCTTTGTCGCATTTTTCATGCCTTGCATCCAAGCCTTGCTATTGCCGTAATTAGCATCACCACGGAACACGTTCGCAATAGTTTCAGTAAGTCCTTTTGAAATTGTACCCGTCTTTTCAAGTTCTTTTTTTATGCTGTCAATAAACGACTTTGCTTTCTTTTCACCAACGGCATTAGTGAGTTCTTTATATAATTTGCCTGCACTTTTCCCGTATAATTCTCCGTATTCTTCCTGTGCTCCCTTTATTGCACTTTCCATTCCACGTGCTTTTGCTGCTTTTTGAACAGCTATAGTAACGGCATTATAAGCACCTTCAACATTCTTTAAAGTACGTATTTCTTCACTAAGTCCATTAAGATATGTCCCATATTGATCAATAATGGCAGCTTTTGCAGAGTTGTATTCATCTGTTCCTTTTTTGGCATTTTTAAGTTTACCAAACAACCTGTCCACTTCAGCTATTTCCGAAGCGACTTCTTTTTCGTAATTAGCCGAAGCCTCATTCAGTCTTTTTTGACTTTCTGTAGCATCATTTGTCCCTTTCGTAAACATATAAACGGCTGTTCCTATTCCAACTATTGCTGATAAAAGGGTTACAAATACATTTGATTTGGCAGCCATATTAAATGCTTGTTGCGCTGCTGTTGCCAGCCCCATTTCTTTTCTGTACATGGCTATCAGACGGATGCTGTCAACGAATCCAACAGCTTTCTGTGCTATGGCAGTAGTAATTAAGGCTGCTTTGTATGTTCCATAGGCAGCTATTAAACCACCAATCACAGACAATACATCATCAAGGCTTTCAACCAAATTTTCAGCAGTTCCAATTCCAAACTCGAAAACTTCCTTATATTTGTTTCCGAATTCATTCATTTTCTGAAAAAGAGTATCTTCGATATTTGATAATCTCTGGGGCCATGTACCAGCAGAATTTTCCATAAGGTTTGCAAACTTGCCCCCTTCGGAAGTCATATTCTTGAAAGCCTGCTCGACTTCCTTAAATCCAACCTTGCCTTCTTTTACTAATTCGCCTACTTGGTCTTTTGACACTCCTAAAACTTTTGCAAGTTCTTCATAAATAGGAATACCACGTCCTGCAAACTGACGAATATCTACTGTCATAGCACGACCTTGTGTCCTTAATGTTCCATACAGATAAATAAGCTGACCTATAGGAATCTGTAATCCAGATGCAACATCACCTAACATTGACAACTCGTTTACAACATTCTCTGCTGAAGAGCCATAGGCCAAAAGTTGTTTTGCTCCCTCCGATACATCATCAAGATTAAAAGGTGTCTTTGCTGCAAACTGAACGATTTCAGCAATAAGCTGGTCTGCCTTCGTTTTATTTTGAAGAATTGTAGATAAGGCAACTTGTAACTGCTGCATTCGACCTGTTGCATCAATAACATCTGAACCGAACTTTTTAATTGCCACTAATCCGCCAAATTCAATTGCAGTGCGTTTTAAAGAATCAGTCAGTGATTTCATCACCTCATCGGCATTATTTCCGCCTTGCGCAAACTCTTTATACTCCCTTGTAAGTTTTCGTACTTCAAGCCTGTTCCTTGCCTGCTGATCCTGAAGTTCTCCCATTGCATATTTCTGCTCGTTTAAAGCAGCTTTTGCCCTGTTCAATTCTGCAAGTTTTGCATTTGAATTAGGAGAATACTTACCCATCTTTGAATATTCATCAGACAAACGTCTTACATCATCCTGTGTATCACGGATGATTTTTCTTTGTTTGATAATTTCCTCTGTAAGTTCATCAGAAGCCTTTGAGGCTGAGTTTAGCTTATTTTTCAGGTCATTCTCCATCACAGCACCAGCCTTGGCCGCTTCTGTCACAAGTCCCATCATCTGCTGACGAGCGGCTGCCAATTGTGCTTCTAATGCCTTTGCTGAAGCAGGAGACTTGTTTACGTCCATTTTCTTTAGCTGTGCTTCCAGCTTCTCACATTCCTGTCTCAGACGTATAACCTCGTCATAGTCCGAGCTTACTTTAAAGTATAATATTGCCATATCTATTTTTTGTTTCTTCTTCTTCGTGAGGCCATATCCTTACCCTTCACTTTTGTAACCTTCGTCCCGGTAACGGTATGGAGCTTGTCACGCTGCATTAATACTAAGTTTCTGTATGGTATTTCATATACCACTTCCCGGTATGTCAGATGCAGATTTTCCATGAACGATGCGATCTGTCCTAAGAGAGTGTCATTTCCTACAACTTCGGTTTCGCTGCCAGCAGGCTTACGTTCTTCGCCAAGCTGGCAGCTTTGAGAAAAACCTTTGAGTCAATCATAGAGAGTGCTTCATCCAATGCGTTCACATTCTCTTCATATGTTCCTTTTGCTAGTTCTTCACTTAAACTTTCGTCACCAGCTATCAGCCAGGAAAGAGCTTTGCTGTAAGCCTCGCTTTTTCCCAAGGAGAGCAGAACATCTTTCAAATTGTCTGCTTCTTGAACTCCAGACAGATAGGATATAGCTCCGGCCAATTTATGTATAGTAGGAGGGTAGACCGTGTAAACTTTCCCGGCTACAAATACTGTTCTGAAATCACTGCCGATAATGGATTCTGATATTATTTTTGCTCCTTTGTTCATATCTTAAAAGAAAAAGGGTGAAGCCGAAGCCACACCCGTTAAACATTCTGAAAACTAACCGCCACCTTCTTGAATGAGAGTAATTTCCTTTTCTACAGTCTTGAAGGCATCAGACAGAGAGGTTGGTATGCTTCCTGACTGAGTGGTATAGCCGGCCTTTGACACTTCATAAGAAACGGATGTCCCAGATTTCACCCTCTTGGACTTGACCGTTTGCCCATCCAGCTTTACTGTCGCATCAGAAGGCGTTGCTATGACCTTCACATCAGTTCATGCTTCTTTAACCTCTTCCGCATCGAACCAGTATTCAGGAGCAATATTAGAGTCTTTCGGTTCCAATTCTACGGCACTTACAGGAATACCGATGGCCTTATCTGTTGTCGCTTCACGGGCGCCGATGTCAGCGCGTGGAACGACGCAATACTGGTCATCATCAGTCAAAGCAACAAGCAATTTCTCAATATTCACCTTACCTCTCGCTCGTTTCCATCCCTTGTCGGTATTGATGACATCGCCGCCCATGAGGTCTTTCTTGGTCGTGTAATCGTATTCACCGATAGTAAAGTTGATGTTAACATCACCCATTTCCTTTTCACTGCGATAAACCTGACCAGTGAGCTGGTTCTTGTAGTTTGTACGGCTTGCCTCCGCTTCTTCAATAGTCCATGTGTCCTGATGGATATTCTTCACTTCTTTCAAGGTTTCACCCTGCAAAAGAGTATGCAAGGCTTGTCCTGTTAAATCTTCTGTGATAGCACTTGTCTCGCCATACCAAAGTTTTTTGATATTAGCGGCTGTAATTTTCTTTGCTTCTGCCATATTATTTTACATTTAAAACTTCAAATAAAATTCTTACATTTACATAATGACACTTTAAGGCTGTGTCCTCCTCTGTTCCGATTGTGTCGATGGAATAATGATAGGTTGTACCGTCATAGCGTCCGGTTACACCGTCAAACATTTCTTGCGCCTGTTTCTCCAGCTCGTTCAGACGTATTGTATTGGCTTCACCTTCTTTTAAGTCAGGAACGCAAAGGTTCACTTCTACGAAAGACTTCTTCCAATACGTTTCTGATTGTTGCTTCTTGGCATGAATGACAATCATTTCAGACTTCAATTCGCCAGTCAGCTTCTTTCCGTGAGGAACGATGTCAATGCCGAAAGTCTGGCAGTCACGGTAAAGTATATTCGCTATGTCGGTGGTCACTATCATTTGATTTCCTCCTTCAATCGTTTCTCAGCATATAGAGCCGCACCAGTTGATACTTCATAACCTTTAGATTCGACGTGCGAGGCATACTCAGCATCGTTTCTTATCACCAATCCGTCATCCTCAACTGAATACTTATTTGACTTACGGAGTGTGCCGGTCCGGTTCTGATAACTGCCATTCTTCATAGCGTAATCGACAGCTTCCTTGCCAACCTTATCCTCAACAGCTTTCACTTCGGCATAACCTTGTCGAAAGAATCCATCCACATCCGAAAAATCAAACTTTACTTTGCTCATAATTTCAATCCGTCTGCCGTTGGTTCAATCTTATCGCCTGTTGAAGGGTCTTTGCTTGACGGGTAAGGATTTGTTTCGTTTAGCCGCTTCAAGTCCATTCCCAGCCACATGACACCTTCTTGTAATTTTGTAATTGCAAGACTTCTTTCTCTGCTTGGTGAAAGATTCTTAATAGCCTGAATCTTCTCATCAATTTCTTTTCTTAGTTGCTTGTTAGCAACGACTTCTTCTGTTCTTGTCATATCCATAATTCTGAGTAACCAAAATAATTCGTATTCTTAACCATGTAAACTTTGCCAGTTCCACGGATATTCTCACCCTCCATACATCTGACTTCATCACCAGCCTTCAGTGAGATTCTTTTCTCACAGACTACGTGATAATTCGGTCGGTACACCTCGCCGTTCTCCGAAGTAAACTCTTTTGTTGAGTTATCATCACAGCGGCACCGACATATTTCCTGCCAGCTTTCTTCACCGGTTCCGGGAATGGGCCGGCCGAACTCGTCTGTTTTCATCGGAGTAAAGACCTTAACCTGTAATGTATGTGGAGCAAATATCATAGGAATCTGACTTTAGGCTTATCTGACAGCGTGTCTTCAAGTCCGTACTTCTTACACAAGAAAGAATAGTATTCCTTCAAGCCCTGAGTATTCCAGGACATAGAGAAACCGTTTTCGCTGATTGAAGTGGCTCTAAGTAATAGAGAGGGGATGAACTTCGCCATAGCCACCGACACGAGACCGATGTTTGACAGGTCCATCTCATCCTCTCCGCTTATTCCTGAAGACAGACTTATCTCCAAAAGGTCAGCCTCCGACAAGTTGATGCCGAAGGTCTGAAACTTCTGTGATATGTAGTCTTTTACTGTCATGCGTTCATTGTTGTCAAGTCGATGTTCACAATCTGGTTCGGGTTCGCAATTTGCGGAATCCACTCCGCGGTGTATTCCAGATAACGGCCGTTGCCATCCTTGTAACCGGAAATGAGCATATCACCGTCAGCCTGAGTATAGTTGCGGCCCGGTACACCGTCAACAGCTTCGTAAGGAGTGTGGAAACGCATGTAACCAACCTTATCCTGAGGAAGCAGTGTAATATGGTCATCAGCGTAAATCTGCACGTTCTTGCCAGACTGGTCAAGAACATAATCTTCCTTGATTTCAATAGCCGGCAGACCAATACCAGTAAAGACGGTGGAAGCCAGTTGAGAGGTAATCAATCCGGTTGACATATACATCTCGTTACCGGTAAGCTGCATCTTGAACTTATCACCGAACTCACTCGAACCGATAATATTTTTCACGAATGTTCCTCGTGACATAATCATCTTCGGGAAGTTGCCGTAAGTGGCCTTCAATTCATTAATCTGCTGCTGCAGGTATGTGATGAAGTTGGCCTTCGCTCCGGCTTCGGGGGTAATGAACTTGAACGGAAGTTCGATATCCAGCAGGTCGATTCCTCCGGCATTGTCGTCCTTGTTTTTCACTTGAGCCTTACCTGTCATCAGCAATGAACCGACAACGATGTCCATGCGCTTATGTGCGGCAAGGAGTACCTGACGATAGTCATCGTAGATGAAATTCACGATGTCCTGCATGGCGGCAACTTGGTCGGCAGCCTTTGCGGCATTGAACTTGTCAACCAAGTCCTGCAGTTCAGACAAGCGGTCAATGGAAATTTGGTAACGGTCACCTAAATAGGCTATCTCACCATATCCAGAACCGATGTTCCTGCGCTCACGGATAGGTTTCTCCCCGTAGCGTGAGTTGATAGAACCGGCCATCACGCCAGTAACCTGACCAATATAGTCTTTGAACACACGAGTTGTCGTTCTACGGAAGTCCAGGTACTGCTGCCAATAGATTGTATCCTTACGAGTCTGAAGGACGCGTTGGATAACGGCACTTACGATATTAGGATCGTTAAACAGTGTATAAATAGTTAGCATCATATCTTTGTTCTCCTTTTTTATTTACTTGCTATAATACCAGCTGCTCTCAATGATGCAAGAAGAGCATTAATTTTGTCTTTTTCATCTCCGCCTGCAGCATCATCAACTTTTGCACCCTGTTTTACCAGTCCCAAGGTGCTTGAGTTAGCTGCCTGATAGGTAGTGTTATTGTCTGTCCACGGAACTTCGACATAAGCTTTACCGCCTTCCAATGCCACCGGATATTTCTTTCCGCTTTGGGTAAATCCTAACTGAATTCCTCCCATTACGGAATCCGAAGCTTCAGGCAGTTCATATGAAACACCAGTTGGTGACTGAACACCTGCAGCGTTGAACTGGAAATGCGGCATGTTAGCCTTATCGATGTCTGAGAATGGCATGGCTAACTTGGTAGGTTCTATTTCAAACGCACGCATCAAAAGGGCAACCAGTACAATGCCATTCTCTACTTGTTTCCTCTCATACAAGGCGGAGTTTGCAATAACTTTTGGAGTTGTGCCGTTTACTGCTGTAGCTTCATAGAGTACAGTACCAGCTTCCAAAGTATCACCAAAGTCTGCTGCTAACGTCAACTTGTCGAAAGCCTTATCTGATTTGTCGATGGAGTTGATGGTTGCTCCATGTGCACCGTTTCCAAGATGCATACCCACATAAGCCAAAGAGTTCTTCTTGATCTTCAATGTGGTGTTGGAACCGGTTGTAAATTTCTCATATACTTCTACACGGATTGCCACCTGGGCTGTTTTCTTCACCAGGTCAGCGGCAATAGGTGTAAAGGATGGTAAAAACGAGCCAACAACAAGGTTGGTCGTGTCCAGCTTATAAGGGCCTCTGCGTCTTACACCTGTAGAAACATCATAACGTTCCTCGATTGACGGTTCCGGCTCAATGTTATACTTAAATCCTGCTGCCATAAATTACTTGTTTTTTTGTTCGACAATAGATTTTGTGTCCGCCTCAATCATTTTGGCGAACTCGCTTGCTTCCTTATCCTGCTTTTGTTCTGCAGTTTCAGGGGCTTGTGCGAATTTGAAGCCGCTGTTAGACATATCCTGTTTCATGTCCTTGAAATAAGTGTCCAAGTCCGTGTTCTCTGGAATGTTGCGGTCCTTCAGCATAAATTCGGGAATACCGTACTTTTTTGCTACCTCCGAAATCTGAGAATTGCGCTGCGCCTGCGCTTTCTCTGCCTCGTAAGCAGTTAGCTTTTCAGAAAGGGTCTTGTTGGAATCAATCAAAGCCTGTGCCCATGCAGGAACTTCGTCTTTTTTATCATCCTTCTTTTCGTCTTTCTTTTCTTCCGGATCCTCGATTGGTTTTCCGTCTTTCAGTCTATGCTTCTTCTCGTAGTTTGAAACAGCGGAAGTCTGAGCCTGTCCTGCACGGAAATCACCATAATTTTGCATCACGTCCTGAAAAGAGATACCCTCGACAATGGAGGTTACCTTCGTTTCGTCCGTTACACCCTCAGCCTTTTTCGTAGCTATACGGGTAAGTGTAGCAGTGTCCACACCCGGAAACTTCGTTTGCAGTCCTGCCAAGATTTTTTCAAAGATTGTCATACCGTATGAGTTTGATTAATAATTTCATACGGTAAATTTACTTATAGAAAAAAGGAAGGGGAAATTTTAAGGCTAACGATACGAAACAATTAGGGGAATGTTCGTTTTTAGGCAAAAATAAAGCGTGACTACTGGGGTAATCACGCTTTTATTAATTATTTCATTTTTGTTTAACAAAAAGTTTACCATTTTTATAATCAATCTCAACATCGCATTTATATATAATTGCGACTATTGAAACTGCTGTTATACAGATAAATAATGTTATAATAATTGCTGTACTCTCAGATATAACAGCAGTTTTTCCTACCTTGCTCATAATGGTTGCAGCAATTGATGACATTGCAGATCTAAGGTTCTGGTATTTACAGGCCAAATAGCATGCCGCTTGTAGGTCTTTACCCGAAACATAAATCTCTTTATGCCCTGCTTTAATGGCATTCTCTAATTCCTTTTTACTCTTTACAGTTATCATAATTATAATAAGTTTATAGCTGCCAGTTCTTCCGTCAGGGCATTAATACCTTTTTGAATCTTTTCTAATTGCTGTTTACGTGGCTTATGTACCCCTGCCGCATAGTGCCATAACTGGCGTTCGTTAATTCCTGTTATCCGACTCAAAGCTGCTTTGGTGAAGATACTGCTGTAATAATTAATGAAAGTGGCTGCATCTATCTTGAACTTCAGAGTAAACTCTCCTTTGAGAACCTCACAAGGGTTCGGATTGTCCTCCAAATACAAGTCTATGGCTTCCTTCATGTTCTCCTCAATTTCCCTTATGTTATTACCGACCGTAATAACTGGAGCATCTTCAATGTAAGCACTGAGATTATTCCCAGCATGTTCGACAATCACTTCTACAGTTCTCATATTGACCTCCATTTTATAGTTTAACAAAAGAGGCGGGGGCTATTTCAGCCCCGCTTGCCTCAAAATGCTGTAATAAGTGCCTTTTTCAACGCCTTTCTTTCCATGATTCGGAACGACTACCGTTATTCCATCTTTCTCAAACTTCATGTGGCTGCCCTTCTGGCTCTTTAGAATGAAGCCGTTGTCAAGCAACATAGTTACAACCTCTTTAACTGATTTGTAACTCATAGCGTTTACGACTTAATTACAATGCAAATATAGTAAAAATACGAACAAGTACAAAATAAATATTCGTATTTTTACTATATTTATAATAAATAGAGATACTGCAATACTACATAATACAAATAGTATTATTTTACAAACGATTCTTTCCGTTTATTTCATTAATTTTCTTTTGTTTCTCAATGTCATTCTTCTGTTTTTCTTCCTGCTCCTCCTTGATGGCTTCAATCTCATCCAAAACAGAATCAACGTTCCCCACAAAAGTAATAGCCCGTTGCTGCGACCATATTTCACCATCTTTGGCTTTGATGGCTGTGTCAATCTTGTCTTTGATGTCCTCCAGCTTATATGGCTGCATCTGAACATCTATATCAATTGTCTCGGAGGCTGCTTCAAGAGTTGTATTAACTGAGCCTAAAGCGGAAGTCAGGAAATTTACACGCCGTTGCATGAATTCGCCGACAGTTTCGTTCAGGTTCTCCACATTCAGATGGGTGGACATAAATACATAATCGAAAGTTACACCGGAAACAGCATTGCCTGTACCTTTCAGCGCGTCGAATGAGATACGCGGCGTATTGGTTAATCCATAAATCTGACTCAGTAAGGTCTCAACCTCGAATTTAACTGTATCCGGGACCTGACTCCATGTCAGATATTGGGCATTAGCTCCTTGTCCGGTCAGCTCGACCACTCGGTTCTTGAATTCACCAGAGAAATTCTGCACATCTCCAAATAACATTAGGATAGGGAAGAAGTGGTAGTCGATACAGTCCGCATAATTGGAAAGAAGTTTCTCCAGTCTTACTCGGAGACTCTTAATCTTTTCACAATACGCTTCCGGACGGTACATGTAAATTACAGGGAGTTTCTTGAATCCATGAGCGAACGATCCTTTGTCTGTCCAATTACTTGTCAGTTCCCACTGATAAACCATATCCTTGGTGATGGTCATAAAGCAGGTAATCTCCACATCATCCAAATCTTTCTTCTTGTATTCACGAGAGAGGGCTACCAAATCTCCATTGTCATTGAAGAAAGGGTAGAGCTTGTCACCTCTAAACGGAGACCAGATGGTACTCTTCAAGCGATATTCTGGTTTTGATTTGCCGAAGATTCCGGCAACCTTGCGCTTAAGCTTTGTCCAGAAACCGTCGTCCTTCACCACATACCAGTATTCTGCCACTTCCTGCTCTGACAACCATGCTCTGACAACCTTTTTGTTCTGATACTTCAGCTTGTTCTTCTTGAACACTTGTTTCAAAGCTGAAAGAAGACTTTCTTCTGACTGGTCCGGCTGACAGTCAAGCGTCGGCTCTGTTCCTACTGTGAAAGCTGTCTGAATGTTTACGATGTCCTGCTCGATTGGAAGGGCTATTCTATTTGGTTCAACTTCTTTCTTAACCGCCGGCTCAATGTATTCTTTACCTGTTGTCGGGTCGGTTATTCTTTCTTCAGGCTTGGTGGTGATTTTTATTTTTGGGTATTTCTCCTCGTCAATCACTATCTCATGCCTGTTTGGATTCCAGTCATTATAAAGGGCATGAGCATTGGGAAGTTCTGTTTTTCTTCCTTTCTTCAGATAGTAGATTTTTCTCTCTATCTCAGGTATCGCTAAAATTTCCTCTAAAGTTCTCATATACTAAAATTTAATGTCCAAATACTCCTGAAATGTCTTTCGGTTTCATAATCCTGCCTAGAAGCTCTCCCAGCACATAATACCGCGCAGCGTCAATGCCATGGTTATCGTGGTCTTCCGGCTCGTTGATGTAGTTTCCGTCCTTATCCTTTGCCCAGACATAATTCCTATACTCCCTCTGCAGGTTGTAGGAGCGTCTGGTAATGTACATCTCCATTCCCTGCATCTTGTCAATACCCGCATTGACAGAACCTTGCCCCTTTTCTACTGGATAAATCTTGATGCCTCCGTTGTGGATTTCCTGAATAAGTCGCGGATCCGCACTGTCAGCAATCACTCTAAGATTCCATGGGCGCAAGACTTTTATGATGTCGCCGGAAAGCAATCCGGTACGGTAATCTATTTCATCCAGATACAGTGCATTGTCTATGATTCCACATCGGATAGCTGCTGTGGGGTCATTGGTATAACCAAAATCCAATCCTATAGCAACTTTCTTGCACCACATCGGGAACTCATCCACGATGCCCCATTTCTTAAACACGGCACCCTCGGCCACGTCAGCCCAGCGTCCTATGACAACATGAGCATACTTCTCCGGATTCTTCTCCTTCATTTCCTGGACTTCATTCAGAAACTCAGGAGAAAGGTTCTCGATATTATCGAAGTAGGTTGTATGAATGTGAAGGACATTGGGATGTGTAGAAATCTGTACCTGCACGCCGTCAATCTCGACCAAGCGGTGGGTATTCTCGATGTATTTTTTGTAAATGAAATGGTTAGAGTCACAGGGATTCATGATAATGATAATCCGATTCTGGATTCCTTTCTTACGGATGGAGAGCATAATCTTGTCAAACTCTTCTTCACTGGTCCATTCCTCCGCCTCATCACAGACAAAGGTGGTAATACCCTGGATGGACTTCAACTTCGCCGTCTGATTCCCGGAAGAGGTCTTGATACCCCGGAACATGATACGACTGCCGGTCATCCGATTTACTATGTCCGTCTTGGTGGTCTTGAAATACTTGGTGGTGCCGTCCAGTTCTATCTTTTCCATCATCTCTGGAATGATAGACATGCCGGCAGATACCATCGTGTAGCGGGTGTATAGAATCTGGTGGACAATCTTCTCAACTGGAGTCTGCTCAAAGGTCAGTCGTTCGATGAAGGTGGAAGCGTTGAAAGACTTGCCCGAATTATGCGTAACCGTTCCATCAGAATGCAGATATCGTTGGTTTCCGTCAAGACAAATACCACACCAATCTCCAATTCCAGCAGACTCTATTGAAAGTTGCGACAAATGCCAATCTTTATTTTTATGAACATCAGCTTTGTTTACAATTTTTCTTTCTACCTTACAAGGTATTTTCCATGTATCACCATTGATATGAACGCGAAAAACTTTGCCGCAATCTTTTCCGCTACAACGTGCGTTCTTCTCGTTAATACTTGTTCTAAAGCCAAGAGTATCTGCAATATATTTTATTTGTCTTGCAAGTATTTCATTCTTTTGCGTGATTTCATATCCATTGCGACACATCGTTCCATCGGTGTCAAGTAGTCCTGCAAGTAATTCTAGACGTACTTTTTCACTATTTGATATGTATTCTTGTGGAACATGTTTATTCCCAATCAAATCGTAATGGCGTAAAATATCCATTATGGGATTCGTCAGTCCACAGTTCTTGGCAAGTCGGAATGTCTTAGCTTTACCTCTTACTCCATTGATTGAAAGATGCAAATTGTGATTTTCTGCATACTCATTAAGGTACTGTTCAATTTCTATATCAGGAGTTGTTATTTGTGGATATATGCTTGTTCCATCACCCAACCATAAGCCAAGCAAATATGGTTCTAGTTTAACGGGACTTTCTTTATATGGTATTGAATTTGTCTTATATCCTCTAAAATGTTCCTTAAAACGATTGCTGCGATTCAAATAATCAGTAATACGCATATCCGTGTATTCTTCAAAGTCATTGTATCTTCCTTCATTTATAGAAATTTGACTTTTCTTTAAGCTGAGGATATGTGCATCATTTACAAAGTAATCTTCTGCACTTGTTTGTCTGACACGGAACATTTCGCTCCTGCCTTTCATCGTAGCAAGGACATTGCGGGGCGTGCCATCGTCACCCATGACACAATCTCCAACTTTAATATCTTTAATTTGCTTTATTGTCAAATCAGACATTATAATTCCTTGCGTAGGTGTCTCACACCCACGGCCACCGGTAATGAGGATAATGAACTTCTCCCTGTCTGTGTATAACGGATGATATATTTCTTGAGGAACAATCATTTCAGCTTGTCTTTAATCCATGAATCAATTGAAATTCCGTGGTCAATATCCTGAGGAATATCAGCGTCCTCATCCTGCCGACGTTCAATCTTTCTCCACTCTTCGTCATGATGATACAACCAGACAGACATGGCCTGAAGGTTGGGAGCCAATTCGCTTTCACTCACTTGAAGTTCTTCTTCGCCGGTTAGGTTTCCATTCTGGTCTTTCAGTTTCCTCACTACAGTACTCTTGGTTTTGATACCACCCAAAGCCATTGCAAGGAACTTTGCACGCACTGTGGCTGTTACTGTCGCACGCCCGCGCGCTAAAACTTCAGCTAATTCAGTGTACTCACTTTTCTTCTCGCAGAAAGTCTGGGGAGCCAACCCTAATGCAAAGGCAATTTCTTTGTCTGTGAATCCCTTTTTGGCATACGTTTCCACTTGAGAGAGGAACTCCTCGCTCTTGTAATCGAATTTGGGTTTTCTTCCTCCAGGATGCTTCTTGCGTTGAGATTCACTATTGCTCATATCAAATCGTTACTATTTCAAATTCATCAGCATACTCTTTGCCGATCCATTCTGTTTTTTGTTTTTCTGTTGCTACTTCATACACGCGACCTCGTTTGGATAAGTGCCTATTTAAAAATCGTTCTCGGCTTCCTTCTTTGCCAAACCTCTTGTCGTTGGATAATCCTTTGGCCTTACAAAAGAATAGGCCAGTTTCTTTATGCTTAAACTTAACAGCCATGATCATTCAATTCTTTCTACTTGTTCATCGAATACTTCTCCCTTGATAAACTTGGAGTAGGGGTCGTAACCAAATCTCTCGCAGAAGGCTGCCTTAGCTTCAAACGTATCGAAGGAAAGCATCAAGTAAGCATCCATATCCTGTGCCTGCTTCTGGGCTGCATCCTTTACCTGCTGTTTTACTTCCTTCATGTGGGCCACCTTCTCGGCTCTTTCCATCTGCTTTGCTGCTTTCTCGGCTTCTTTCTGTTCTGTTACTGGTGCCATCATATCTTCCAGTGCGTTTGCAATAGAATTTTCTTCTTCTGTTTGGAGAAGGAAATCACAACCGATAATGTTCAAGTCTGCTGCCGTTAGTCCTGCATCCTGATAGTCAATGTCAGGGACCAGTCGAGCCAAAGCGTCAAAATCCCAGGTTCCTTGCGCGTTCGGGTTGTTCATCAGAATGTTCAATTCCTTTTCCTGCTTTTCGTCCACGTCAATTACATCGACACGGAGCCTGTAGTCGTTTTCCGGGAATTTTTGAAGTTCATCCATAACCGTCAGGCGTTGGTGCCCAGACACAACAGTAAGTCCGGTCCGCTTGTTGACTACGATTCCACCAACCAAACCGAATTTCTTGATCCCCCGTTTTAACGTTTTTCGTGATTCCTCGGATAGCTTCCGGGGATTATAATCCGCAAAGTGAATGGCGGAACGGTTAAGTTCTACCGATTCACTTTTTATGTACTTGCTTAGTTCCATGCCTATTGCTTTTGTTTATGCTCCCAAATGATCCTCTCAGCCATCGGGAACACTTTGTATATTTTCTGTAAATCTTGTGGGTAGTTCTTCTCCAGCCATAGTATGCAATCCAAGTTAAAGCCTACACCAGAACTTGCTTTCAGTGAATATCTCACCGGCTCAGGCAATCCATTCTGTCTCATGTATGACAGGATATCTTTCTGCGTCCAGTCGGCCAAGGGATAGCACATGCCATTGTTCTCATACTTGTTGGCTTCATAACCTTTCAGCATCAGGCGGCGGTTCATGCCGTCGGCCTTCTTCATGCCAAAAAACGTGTAATAAATCCCATATCTGAGCTGCATGGCTTTTACTATATCAGCCAGTTTTAGAAGCTTTACTTTAGGATTGGGTACGCAATACATACCGCCACGAAGAATGTAGGTCAGGTTCCAGTGTGGCACCTGAATAAACTCTATTTTAGGATATTTGGCCTTTACCCAGCCTATCCACCGCTCAATGTGTTTTAAGCCTTTGACGAAGTACATGAACACACAAACAATTCGGTCAAATTTAGGATAGATCATGTCCAGCAAGACCAAAGAATCCTTACCCAAAGACAGAAACAGCATAACCTCGTCAGTATTTTGCCTGACGAGGTCAATATAGCTGTATGTCCTGTCTTGCAGTGTCATTATCCGCCACTCATACCAAGTCCGACACGGACGTTATAATACTGCTGTCTGCGGTTGATGAATCTGCCACGTTGCGACAAACCTCCATTTTCTGTGGTCAAGCCTCTACGGCCGCCACGATAACCGCCTGTTGAAAATGTGCTTCTGTTTACTCTGACTCAGCGTAAAATTTAAATTAAACATGTTTTTCTATCACTCTGCCAAGGTTATAGACTACCTGTGCTGCCAAATAAATCTCACCTTGATGGGTGTATTCAATCAAATTGTGGTTCTCGTCTTCAAACAGCTCAATCTTTGCGTCTTTGACTTCTACCAGAGCGCTGGTTCTGCCTTTGTTGTAGCCAACAAAGAACTGAATAGCATCATAGTGTCTCGGCTGCAGCTCACCATTAACCTCTACACAATAACCGTCAGCGTCAAGCTGGCAGTATTTCTTTTGTGTTGTTGGCCTGATCTCTCTGTATTCTTGACGTTTCTTGCCTGACAGGATTTCGTCAAAGAATTTCTGTTTGATGATAAGATTAAGTATTTCCATAATCGTGATATATATTTTATTTAGTTGCGGATGCCGGATTCGAACCGGCGACCTCTACCAAGTCAAAGTAGCGAGCTGACCACTGCTCTAATCCGCGATGGTACCTTTTCACAAAGATACCTAATTATGAAGACAATTTTGAATAACAATTCTACACATACGAAACAATAAGCCAATTGTTCGTTATTAATTCACAAGCATGTTGCTTTATGATTTGGTCTGCTGTGTTTTCAGACCTAACAATTGTCTGGTTCTCTCTACGTCAATGAAGTTTGTCCATCCTGCATGATGCAGCTTTATGGCTGCCTCTTTTATCGTGATATTGCCACATGACACCTTTTCTTTCAAAGACTGTAATATACTTTTCATAACCATCTTAAATTTGAATAGTATATGCCATTCAGTATTTTATAATCACCAAATAATCTCACTTCGCCTTGGTACATCATGGCAAACCTTGAGTAACCGCAAATCTGCTTTATAGCCCAGTCTGCCTGCTTTGTTCCATATCCAAACCGCTGTATTTCTGGGTAAATTTTCATTCTGAAGGCAATTTCGCTGTCTGTCATGTCCCCAACGGGGTAAACGTTTAAAGTCCCATTGTGCGCGAAATAAACGCCATTCTCTGCAAACGGATGACAGTTGGCCCGGCATATTGAGCCATGAGTGGCAAGTCTGAAATGTATAATGCAGTCTTCGTCATCTCCGACCTCCGAGAGGTGGCGCAAGAATGTGCGATAGTCCAAACCCTTATGAAAATGATTGGTTGAAACAAAACCGTAGCCGTTGTGGTTGAGTTTTTTGATTTTTGAAAGAATGTCCAGGCTCGGCATCTGGACACCTTTAGGCTTGTATATAATGCAACACATATTGAATTTATTTTAATTGTGCGAGGTTCATGCAAGAACCTCGGCACGTGATTTGAAAAATGATTTTTCTTTGGCTGTCAAGAAAGGTATCTCGTCAATTGAGCTAACCTCTGAACTCAATACGTTCTTCTTAGACCATGCAACCAGCTTAGCACAAAAGTTCACCCAGTTTGAAATCTTTTCAAAGTCTGTAGAGCCTTGATGCTGTCTGAACTCAATTGTTCTGTGGCGTGAATAAGAACATGCATTCACCTTGAAATACCTGTTGCCGTTCATGGCATCTAAAATGTCTGATTTTGTAGTACACCATGTAAAGTCATAGCCTTGCAGTGTTCTGCACCATCTGCTGTTGTTGGCACGCCTTGACCTTGCCATGAACGTATCAATAACTCTCTCTAACTTCTGATAGTTCTTAAATACGTTGATATAAGCCTCGTCAGACAAGTTCTGTGCGCCTATATGGACATGAAGGCCTGTAGACCTGTTGACCTGTGCGTTTGCCTCATTCAAAGCCTTGCAGCATGTTTCTAGGCTTTTCATGCCTGCCTTGCCTGTAAGTACTGGCGACACACATTCTATTGGGTTGCTGCCCATTATGGATGAATCAGACACGAACTTATAATAGTGGTTGTTGTCTGTGTGGTTGTAGCCCTCATACTGAAAGGGCATTGCGTTTCTTGTAGCACATTCACGCATAATGCTTGCAGCGACAAGGCATTCTATCTCAACGCCAAACGTGAACTTGTGTGATTCTCTTATAGGTTTCGGCAGTTCTGAAAGCAGAAGTTCTATTTCATACTTTCTCAAACCTAACTTTATGAAAGCAGCTTTCTTTGTTGCCTTAGAGCCTTTCATGTTCTTAATCTCGTCAACTTGTTCATTCAATGTCTTCATAATTTAAATATTTATTAATTATACTATTTGTTTAATTTTCACTGTGCAAATATACAAATAGTATAATTATTTACAATAAAGATTTTAGTTAATAAATATTAATTATTAAACTAACTATATTATTTCTTGAACTTTCTTATACTTATTATTATTTTATAAGTATATTTGCAACATAAACAAAGCGTTTAATTATGAATTTAAGAATAAAAGAAATTTGTCGAGAAAGAGGTATTATGCTTAAAGATCTTGCAAGCATAATAGGTATTACAGAGGTCGGATTATCTAAATCACTTAATGGAAATCCTAACATAAATAGGCTTGAAGAAATTGCAAATGCTTTAGAAGTGCCTATAACAGAACTCTTTGATAAGCCAAAAGAGGGCGTAATATATTGCCCTCATTGTGGAAAAGAAATTAAGTTAGATATTAAAATTTAGATTATATGGCACTAATAGAATGTCCAGAATGTCACAAAGAAATAAGTGACAAAGCATTAGCCTGCCCCCATTGTGGTTATCCCATAAAACAGGAGAACAACAAAGATGAATATTTATGTTGCCCTAAATGTCACTCCAGTGAACTTCACTCAGAGCAACAAGGTTTTAGTGGAGGAAAAGCCTTAGCTGGTGCCGTTTTAGTTGGTGGGGTCGGAATTTTAGCAGGTACAATAGGAAGCAAAGATGTCAATATTACTTGCCTGAAGTGCGGACATAGATTCAAAGCAGGTGAAGCTTTGATAGAAAAAGGAGAAAGTGGACAAAAAGAAATGGAGGGTAAGATTGCATCACTTTTAAGAGATGATAAATTAGTTGATGCACTTAACTTATACAGGAACGAAACCCATCAAGAATTTAAGCAGTCAATGGATTACATCCACGAAGTGGCTCGCAAGTACAATATTGAAATCAAACAGAACAAAGGTTGTTCAATATTACTTGTATTTTTACTTGCTATTGTTTCATCCGTCACGATTTTATTCTGTTAGAAAAGAAAGGAGTTCTCTATAAAATTCACCCGTTTAAGGCTTTGAAAAAGTTACTAGAATTGGATAAGAAACTAAAATAGTTTTTATGGAATATATTTGTTTGAATTGTGGACAAATAAATGAAAGTTTAACGTGCCCTGATTGTCATTGTGTAATATCAGAAGAAAAATATAATGAGATTATAAAAAAAGCGCAAGAAACTATTAGGTATGGATATTATTATAGAAAAGAAGCGGAAAAGAATTTAAATATTCATTATAATTTATTATCCCCAACAAACTATTTGGAATGGATTGCAGCAGCAGTATTAGCTGATGTATCATATGACCTAGTAAAATATTTGGCCATAAGGATATATAATTATATTAAAGATAATCTTACATCTAATGAGAAACAATATTCTCGTATTATTGATATATTAAATGATGAAATAAAGTTTCAAGAATTTGTCAAATATTTACAGGAGTATAAAGATGGTTTTGCAACATTAGATGAAGATAAAAAGAAATATATTGAAGAAGAAAAATTGGCCGATTTTATGGGAAATAAAGCTGCTGAGTTATACCAAAAAGAAAAGCGAGTTCCCAATGCTCAAGACTTTCTGTCCTTTTTTAAGGAAGGAAAAGAAAAAGATATATTTTCTATTAAACCACAACATAACATCAGAGCATTTCTTTTATTGAAAGAAGAATGATATATGTTCTTAATCCTGATGTGACTCAGCTAGATAAAGAATATTTCATTGATGATTATAACAATGGAAACTTCCCTTTTGTACCTAAGCCTTATAAATACTTGTATATCGCTGTTGGCTATGCAAAAGAACGTGATGATGCTTTAGTTGAGGTTAATGTTTTTTTAGGTTTATACCCAATATGATACGAGGCAACTTATACGCTTTTTGGCAAATAGCTTTTCATTTAGGCAAGATTATTGAATTTCATAAGATAGAGAATGGAGAATGATAAAATGAACATATATGAAGATTGTTGTTTTATAAGGAAACAAATTGAGAATTGCAAAGCAAATGGATATTTTCGAGATTTTCCTTTCGGATATTGCGCACTTAGTTCCATTTGGCTTTATGATTATTTAGTAAATAGAGGATTGAAATCTATTCAAATTAGACAAAAAGACCACTTTATAACAAAATACCCACATACTTGGGTGCATTGGAATAATTTAGACATTGATATTACAGCAGACCAATTTAATAAAATAATAAAACTCCCTAAAGTCTATGTTGGGAATACAAATTTATTGTATCATTCTTTTGATAATACTACAACAAAAGAGCTGAAATTTGAAACTGAATTTATACTAAAAAATGCTTTTGTAGATAGAACCCTTGAAGAAGGAATAAAGATGTTATATTGTAATATAGGATTGGATATAAACATATTCTATAATACAAAGCCGGAGCGTTAAGCTTCCGGCTTTATACCATAACTAAGAAATACCAATATAAACCTTTGTATAATTATTAAAAACTATTACTATATGGATGCTTTTTTCAAACCTTGGATTGGAAGTGAATACCTACAAAAAAATCATAAGATTCTTGTTATTGGTGACAGCCATTATTGTGAAAAATGTAACAGATGCGGAGTCTATGGAAATTGCTCTTTTGAAGAAATGGAAAAATGTAGCAATTTTACACAAAGAGTGGTAAAGTCCTACATTGATTTTAGAAAAGGCATTGGAGAAAAGGAGATATGGATGACTAAAACCTATTATCCCTTTGACAAAATTTTCTATGGTAAAGAAGATATAACAATGGAAGAAAGTTTAAAATTATGGGATAGTATATCTTTCTATAATTTTCTTCAAACTGCATACATAAAAAAGGCGACGAATGTTAAATATTCGAATAATGATTATGCTCTTTCCACACCTTTCTGTTATAATGTTGTTAAAGAGTTAAGACCTAATTTAATAATCGTGTGGGGAAATAGAGCTTATGATCATTTACCTAATACTAATTGGCAAGGCAGTACTGAATACTATAATGGCAAATATCTTATAGATAATGAGAATGAGATAAGATGCATAAGAATTTACCATCCTAGTAGAGCTAATGTATCAGATTGGCATTCTATATTAACTGATTTTATAGGGATGGAACCTTATAAATTATTGTAACATTGACACTGTCCAAAATCTTGAACAGTGTCAATGTCAAGTTTAGTGTGGTTCAAATTGTGCAACTATTCGAATTATATAAATAATGTTCACAGTCAACCTTTTTTATTATACTAATCCATTTTTTATCATTAGTCCAATATTTATCCCCTCTTCTCACATATGCTAAATTAAATATGTCGAAGAGATCATTCCGTTTCCATTTATTTTCACCAAGTTCAAGTTCTTTAAAAAACTCATCAATCACCAATATTAGTAATTCATATTCCTTTAACGGCAATCTTTTTAAGCCAAATTTATTATTAGTTGCCTGTCGAGCAATATAATCTAAAAAATTGATTGTTATAAAGTACGTATTTGCATTCCTATGCCTGTTCTTGTTTTTGATTTTATTTTTACATTCTTGAGCTGTTTTATTAAAATCATCAGCAATTAGATCTAGTCCATGTTTAGTTCCTTGTACATGGCAAAAGAACGCATTCTGTTGCTTTTCATCAATATTATATCCATTTGCAATTTTTTGTGTAAAATTTAACATTTGTCTTGTATATTCCCTCATTATAATTGGAAATTTCTTGTTTGCTCTTTTTATTAAACCTTAATTCCGCAACTGTTTCAATAAATCGCTTGTTGGACTCAAAATTGTCA